GGACAACAATGTCGCCGGCCAATGCCTTCGCCTTGCCTGGCACCTTCGACGCCCAGGTGCCGAACTTGCCAGTCAGATCCCCGGCTTTGGTGATCATCCTTCCGGCCAGCCCGGAGAACTCTTTGACGATGTTGGTGGCCGCCGTCTTAGCCTTTCCCGGCAAGGTGGACAGCCAGGTGGCGAACAGGGCACCCAGGTCGCCGAGGGCACCGATGATCCGCCCCGGCAGGGTGGCGAACAGCCGGACGATCTCGTCGATCAGGTCCGGGATGATCGAATGGCCGACCAGTTGGTCAACCCATTCCTCGAACTTTCGGATGATCAGGTCGAGGCCGGCCTTCACCCTGGCCGGTGCGTTCATCAGATCCTCGATGAACAGGTTGAAGCCTCGAATGACCAGGTCCAAAGCCTCCTGAGGACTGAGAATGAACCGGTCCCAGAGCTTGATCCACCCTTTGAGCAGCGTCTCCAGGCCCTGCAGCACCATGTCGTAGAAGTGCCCGAACTTGATCTGCTCCATCGCCGCCACAGCCTCTTTCGGGCTGATCGAAATGCTGTCCCAGAACGGGATCCACCACTGCAGGAACCGTTCCCCGTACCCCTTGATGGTTTCCCAGTCGTCCTTGTTCGCTTCCGCCAGTTGGGGCAACGAGCTGTTGTCGTACTTCTCGCCCAGCTTGGTGTGTAGATCGCCGATCTTGACGATCAGCTTGTCAATCCAGCCCAGGGCGGTGATGGCCGCATCCATGACGTCGAACAGCAGCTTCCGGTTCCCCGGGGTGTCCAGGTCGTCGATGATTCTGCCGATCGCGATCACAATCAGTCGCAACTTCTGGTACAGCGTCTCCGCGTCGGCGAACCACTGCTGAATGGCGGCACTGTTCTTCGGATCCGCCAGCCACGCCCGGATCTTCTGCACATCGTTCTTGATGCTGGTGAAGATGGTGTCCCCGGTGCCCTTGCCCAGCCCGAACAGGTCACCGATCAGACCGATGATCTCCAAGATGGTCGAGCCGACGAGCTTCGCCGACTCCCAGGCCCCCTTGAACCACTCACCCAACTTCGACTTGCCAGTCTTCTTGTCGATCTCGCTGAACTTCACCCACTTGGCGGTGACCTTCTCCAGCCAGCCCAGGAACTCCTTGATCTGCGGGGAGGCAGCCACGAACGCATTGCCGAGGGTCAACAACAAGTTGCCGCCAATGTCTCCGAGCTGCCGGATCATGCCAGGCAGAATCTTGGCCAGGCGCCCCATCAGATCGGTGAACGGCTTGCCCTTGATCGCCTTGCCGAACTTGTCCAGCACGTCGCCCACCCCGCCGGCAACGGCCAGGATCAGCGGCCGGATCTTCTTCAGCAGGGAGTGCACAACCTCCAGACCCTCCTGCTTCTCGCCGAACAGCGCCTTCGCGGTCTCCTTCCGCAGGTCCTTCCATTCCTTCTTCAAATCTTTGAAGACCTTCGTCTTCTTGTTCAGCCCGGAGATCGCCAACACCGCCACCCCGAGCGCCGCGGCGAACGGAATCAACGCCCCGGCAACCACCCCGACGGCACCGGCCAACGCGAAGGCGAGCGACCCGGCCAACGCCAAGATGAGACCGGTGGTCACCACCGCCGCCGACCCGAGTATGCCCAGTGTCGAGATCAGGATCTGGAGGGCGACAACGGCGCCGACGATCCCCGGAATGCTGGCTCCCAGAAGGTGGCCGATCGCCGCCCCAACACCTTTGGTCTTGCCGATCTCGACAAGTTCGGCGGCCATGCCGGCGAGATGGCCGCCGAGGTCGGCGACCGCAGCCGCAGCCCGCGGGGCGGCAGACACGAAGACGCCGAAGAAGTTGAGCAGATTGTTACGCGCCCCGCGGCCGAACGCCCGGCCGATCCCATCACCGCCACGGCGCAGAATCCGCGCCTGACGGTCCAGCGAATTCTCCAAAGATCTCAGACGATCGTCGAGACCCTTCTTGTTCTCCTTGTCGAACCCGGAGTTGAACGACTTGGAGGCGTTGCGGCCGGACTTCTCCAGCGACGGAGCGCTCTCCCTGACGACTCGTCTGACGTCGGCTTCGAACTCGGAGCCGTCGGCCACGATGATGATCTTGGCCCGGCCGATGACCTCCCCGCCCGGCATGTCAACACCACCTCATGTCTTAGGCACCCTAAGCTCCGACCCGGGCCTGGTGAGCCTGCATCGTGGCCATGAAGTCCGCCGCCTCCTGGTCGACCTGCAACGGGGTCGGTCTCGCCTTCTCCCGGCCCGGCAACGGTGCCGCCAGATCCATCTCCCACTGCTCCCGCTTCTCCGCCGAGATCCGTTCGATGCACCAGGCGTAGACAAGGTTCATGAACCGGTGCGGCGGGAATCTGATCAGGTCGACGCTGTGATATGTGCCGTCGATTTCCGGCCACCGTTCCGCCGCGACGACGTAGAGACGGAGGGCGACGGGAAAGGGCGGCCGCCCCACTCTTCAACCATCCATTCCATGATTTCGACGATCTTCTCCAACGGGATGGTGTTGGACCGGGTCGTCATCCGGTCGATTACGTACTTCTGTGACGACTCGTCGAGCACGTTGATGAAGAAATCCATCACCCCGGCGAACTGGTCCTGGTTCGAAGCATGCCGGCCCATCGCCATCATCAGCAGCGCGAACTGGCCTTCGGTCGGCCGATAGGCCCGCATCTGCTCACCGTCGATGGCGAACACCAGGTCCGCCTCGTCCTCGGTCTGCTCCGCCTGCTCGATGGCGGTGAGGAACTCCTTGACCATTCGGCCCCCTTTCGTTCCGCCCTGAGCCTAGGAACAAACCTGGACCGGAGACAGTCCCTAGCAAACAGGCGGGTCACCTCAGCCCCCGCGGGAACGGCACCCCGCGGATCGACGGATGCCGGACCGCCGTCTTCACCCAGGCGGTGTAGAAGAAGTTCTGCGACCGCTGCCCGGAAACGTAGAACATCGGCGTCACCGGAGCCCCCACCGGGGCGCCGCCCAAGTTGCGGCCGACCGCCATCTGGAACCCCGGCTTCGGCACCGGGCGACCGTTGACCATCTCGAACATCCACGGCTGAACCGTCCCGCCGGCCGCCCACACGGCGTCGGACATGATCGGGCCCTTCGTGCCCCGCAACACCCACATGGTGTGCGGGGCGGTGGAACCGATGGTCGCCACGATCTGCTTGGTGGTCCGCTTCCGGAACCCGGCCCGAATCCCTCTCTTCAACACACCAGACCGGATCGGCGCCGCTGCCCGGGCGTTCGCCGCGAACCGGTAACCCAACTTGTGCACCCAGACGTTCACCTGGCCGCCCGGCGCGTACAGCTTGGCGTCGAACACTTCTACCCGGCCTATAAACGAGACAGCCATCAGATCACCAGAATCGAGACCGGCAACACCCCGCCGACCAGACCACCCTCAGGCCCGTACGGCACATAGGAGCCGAGCATCCAATCCTTGCTCTGCCGGCAGCACGACACAGCCCGCCACATCGCCATCATGTCCGCCGTCTGCAGCACCGCCGCCGCCGCCAAATGGGCCGGTTCCGGCGGCACGTCGGCGTCGCCGACCTCAATGCAGCGGACAATGCCCATCTCCACATCCAGACCGATGCCGAGACCACAATTGCCGGGCCGTTCCGCCGGGGCACCGACTGACGTCGACGGGTAAGAAGAGACCAGCCGCACCCAGGCCATCCCGCAGGCGTCGTCGCAGTCCCCGGTGTACTCCAGGGCCACCTCCGCGCCGGGCATCACTCCGCAGACACACACCGGCGGCAGATCATCGGTGAGGATCTGCGCACACAGACAGGTCGACAGTTCGGCCAGCACGTTCTGGATCCGATCCATCAGCCGGCCACTCGGGGACGACGCTGATCCGGCGACCAGACCCGACTGGCCCACTCCGGGGATCCAGGGGTGCGCCACAACGAAATCCAGGCATCAACTTCCCGGATGCCGGTCACCCCGCCGGCGAACATTCCGGCGGTCACGTCAAACGACACCCCCTGCCGGGACACCGCCGTCACCGAGGCCGGCAGCCGACACTTCGACCCAGTGCAGGCTTTGGCGAACTCCACCGCCAACACTCCGGCAGCGTAGGCGGCCAGCGCGTCGGGGGCGTGCCCGTTCAGGTACCGCACCGCGAAGGTGTCCGGCTCGGTGTCATCGGCGGCCATGTTCTGACAGATCGGCCACGGGCATTCGCCTGTTCCAGTCCACACCAGCCGGGAACCGTCGATCCTATAGTCCGCGGTGGGGACCTTGACACCGTCGACCTTCACCCAGGAGATCGGGCCGACCGGCGCGGCCAGCACCACCTCACACAACGCCGTGCACGAACAGTCGGATTGGCAGCCGCAGGTGTTGATCCACGTCCCGTCAGCCAACTGCGCCGGCTGCCAACCGCGACCGTAGAACACCGCGCTGGACACGCACGAACGCAGACAGGGACGGACAGTGATCGGACAGCCACCCACCCGGTAGCCGCTGAGCCGTCGCAACGTGGCGGTGGCCAAACCCTGGGCCCGAACCTGCACCTCCGGGCCAACCGCCGTCCACTCATCGGTCAGACAACCCGGGTCAAGCAGCCACGGGGGGCAGTCGATGTCACTCATGTCGCCATCCTCCCGTACACGGTGACGGCCGCGCCGGACAGCGCGACCGTCATTCGAGGTGCCGCGGCCTTACGGCTTCTTCCCGGCGGTCCAGGCGGTGCCGTTCCAGTGGGCGAAGGTGCCATCCTCCAGCACCACGTACTGACCGGTGGTCCAGGCAGTGTTCGGGCTGGCGGTGATGGCCGGGGCCGCACCGGTCAGCAGGGTGAAGGTGGCCGGGCCGTAGGCCGGGGCCGGGCTCCAGGCACCCGGGGTGCCAGCGGTGGCGCCAGTCGCCTTGATGCCGACCGAGATCCCGTTGCAGGACGGGGTGGGCGGGGCGACCGTGGTCAACTGCATCCACAGGTGGTCACGCGGGTCGATGTCCTCCAGCAGCGGGCCAGGCGCGCCGGCGACCGACCTGACCACGCTGTACGGTCCCTTGTCCCAGTTGTTGCCGTCCTTGGACTTGGCCCCCGACAGGGTGAAGTTGACCGCGTCGTTGCCGATGGTGAAGTCGCCGATCACCCCGCCCTTGATGAACGGAATCAGGAAATAGCCGAAGGAAACGCCGGCGTTCGGGTCGCACACCGCGCTCGGCACACTCGACCAGATCTCCAGGGCGAAGCCGGAGGAGCAGGCGTCGATGCCGGAGTTCATCCGGATCCCGACCCGGTTGCCGGTGGCGTCGGTGATCGAGGGCATCCCGGTCATCAACTGGTACAGCAGCGGGTCCACGCCGCAGAACTCGACCTGGATCTCGTAGCCGGTAAAGACGGGGCACGGCTCGTCCAGGATGCAGACCTTGCCAGCGGCGTTGGTGACCGAGATGGTCTCGCCCTCATCGGTCTGGGCGGTCAACTGGACGGTGATGAAGCCGTCCGAGACGATCGCACTGTCGACTCCCAGGTCGACGGAACCACAGCCGTCGAGCCGGGTGACCCGCATCGCCCGGCCACGGACGAGCGAGAAACAGGTGTTAACTCCGGCCATCAGGCTTCCTTACTCTCGGACTTCTTCGACTTCTTCGGCGGGTAAGCCTTGTCGTTCACTTCTGATGGCACGGAGAATCCACCCTCAGTGGTCCGCACCACGTCCGGATCCAGACCCAGCTCTTCGGCCGCCGCCAGAAGCAGGGTGGCCTGATCACCCGGCGCGTCGTCGAACGGAACCTCTACCTGATCACTCATCGCTCCACCCTCATCCAGATCAGCATCCGCACAGAGTTGCCGTGGCCTTCATGCTGAAGCAGTCGATCAACGCGGCATAGCCCCGCTCCACCAGCACGAAGTAGTCGTTGGTCGTCCGATCCACCACCGGGCCCGCCTCAACCAGGTCACCCCGGTACAGCGCAATCGTCCCGGTCGCGTACAGCACCGGGATGGCCGCCGAACCGCCGTCGGCGGCGGCCAGATAGTTGCCGATCGACACCAGATTCCCGGCGACCGTCTCCAAATGGTCACCTTGGCGTTGCAGCAGATTGAACCGGCCCGCCTCGGCCGCCACCGTGAACGGCAGATGCAGAATGACCTGCCCGCCGTACTCTTTCGCCGCCTCCGCCTCCAACGCGCCGATGGCCGCGGCAACCGTGGTCGATGCCGCCCCGACACTGACCGCGCCGTTCAGCACATTGGCCTGCAGGCCGGCTTCGGCCGCCGACTGCTCAGCGGCCAGGAACCGGGACTTCAGCTTCCCGGCCGACTCGCCGACCCGGCCAACCGTCTTGCACGTCTCGTACATGTAGGTCAGCCACGGGTCGCCGTTGATGTCGGAATACCAGGACCGGGACGTCTTGGAAGCGGTCGGGCCGCAGAGGATGGTACCGATGGTCGGCTTCGAGCACTGCTCAGCGTCGGCGCGCAGTCCACCCATCAACCAGTGCCCGTCGCCGCCGTCGACCGGGTCGACGACGGAGAACAGGCCGAACCGGCGGGCAGTCCTTACCGGTGCCACAACCGCCTGTCGCGCATTGGCGATGACTACGGCCATTCAGCACCTCCTTCCTGATCGGTTGCCAACCTTCCGTCAACGGAAGGCTCAGACGCAGACCAGGTTGGCGGTGCCGCTACGACCGGCGGTGCAGATCGGCAGGGTCACCTTGTACGACTCGTTGCAGAGCTTCGCGGTCAGAATGCCCTGCTCGAAGAACAGCGCCGTGTACATGTTGGTGGACAGCTCGGCCGCGTCGTAGACGGCGGTCAGGTTGATCACATCCGCGGTGCCCTTGACCCAGGTGCCGGCCGGGTACATCAGCGCATCAACCGTCTTCGGCCATTCGTCGGCGTCGGTGACCGGTGCGGTGCCATCCACGTACGGCAGTTCCTGCCAGTCGTAGACCCACTGCACAGCCAGGTTCCGGCTGCCGAACGCGGAGGTGACCATGGCGTCGGTGACCACCTCGGTGGCGATCGCGTTCCGTCGGGCCACATCGGAGACCAGGGCGTCCTTCACCCAGAACGGCAGGATCACCTCAAGGCTGGAACTCGGCGAGAGACGGAACTTCTGCCGGATCTGGTCGGCGTACAGGGTGAGCCCGTTGAGCGTGTCGGTGGCCGCCGCGCCGAGACCCACATAGGTCTTGGCGGTCGATCCGGCCGCGATCGCGGTCAGCACCTTCGCGTTCATCTTGTGCTGGTGGGCGATCATCGAACCGGACACGACCCGCTGAACCAGTTCCGGGTAGGCGGCGTTGGTGAGGATCGGGGCCTTGATGCAGACGCCGCAGGCATCGAGGCGTACCTCGACGAACGACGGGCAGGGCACCGTGTAGCAGGTCTTCGCCGTCCCGGAGATCGCCTGCGCCTCCGTCTGGCAGAAGCCGACCGCGGCGTAGATGGCGGAGAAGTCCGGGCCGGAGGTGTACTTGATGCCACCCCGGGCCACATTGATCTCCGGCACCGAGGCGAGCCCCTCGGCGGTCTCCCCGGCGCACAGGTCGTAGATGGTTTCGCTCGGTGCACACCAGCCACCGGCAGCGACCAGCGAACCACCGGGAAGTCGGGACTCCCTGGTCGCGTAGCTGAGCACCTCCATGTCGTCGGAGTGCCGGTCAATGGTCAGCTCCGGCGGGAAGTCGAGCCGGAACGACGCAACGCCGTGATGACGGAGGTCTTCGTGGCCGCCGTCGCCGTTGGGTACGCCGAAGCCGCGCATCCGGTTGACGACCGCCTTGGACACGGTTTCGAGGCTGGCCATCCGGGAGCTT